ATCACGAGAAAATGTACTTTGTAATTCATTAGAAGCAGCTTTATATGTTAAATCTATAAAATAAGGTTCTAATGTTTCTGGAATAATAGATTTAATAACATTGTCTGCTGTTTTTATATCACCTAATTCTTGTTGTATTGCGTTTTTAACATTATCAAAATTTAAACCATACTCCATAAGTATAGAAGTTGCTACCCCGTCATTTTCATATAATAAAGATAAAAATAAATGTATTACGTCAACTGTATTTTTTTGAAGTTTTTGAGATAAGCTTTTAGCAAAATCTATTATGCGTAATACTCTAGGAGTAAATGTTGGTTGAGTATTAGCTTTAAAAAGTTTATTATTTTCTTCTATAGTTAAAATACTACTTACAACCTCTTTGAGATGAATTACATCTACATCCAAACGAGTAAAAGTTTGAGTTAAAAATTCATCCTCACTCTCTATTAAACCTAAAAGTAAATGCTCGGTACCTGCGTACCTACATTTAAACTCCTCGGCATAAGATTTAGATGATGCTAATGCGTCCTGTGCAGATGAACTAAATTTCATATACTATTAATACTTATGTAGTTATATAATAAACACTAGTAGTTGCCAGTACCATGAAATGTTCCGGTACCAGCTGTAGTAATAACTGTAAGAGTAGAAGTAATAATATCACCTGCAGCTCCACCTTCTCTCAATCGATAGTTATCTAAAATTAAATCCCATGTACCATCATCACCTAATAC